CCCTAATAATAATTCGGTTTTGTGTAACCTACAAAAGTATATTCCCGACCTCTATATAATTCGATAATAAAAATTTCCCCCAGAAAAAATTATGCCCGAAAAGGTTTTTCATGTATATGCGAGAGAGGAATGTTTATATAATAATCTAACGGAAGAACAGTTTAAGAATACTTGGAATTCCCTCAATGGAATAGTTGGTTTATTACATACCGACTATGATGTTGAGGATTTATCGTATGAGGAAGTAGAGACAACCGCCCATATCGCAGAGGAGTCGTCCTATTGACATCGCATAGATACCACGTTATAATTGAATTGAGTTACTCAGACTTATGGCAAAAGGATTTACAGTAAAAGCAAAGACACCAGTAAAGGCGTCAGTAGAGAAAACAGAGAAAGCAGATTGGGACTACACAGCAATTAAGGAGAGAATGCGTGGAAAAGCAATTGTCTTCTGTTTGCCTGGGAGGGGGTGTTCATATGCGTTTATGAAAAACTTTGTTCAACTTTGTTTTGACTTAGTACAGAATGGAATGAGCATTCAGATTTCACAGGACTATAGTTCTATGGTGAACTTTGCTCGTTGTAAGTGTTTAGGTGCGAATGTATTGCGTGGACCTGATCAATTGCCATGGGATGGTAAGTTAAAGTATGATTATCAGTTATGGATTGATAGTGATATTATCTTTACATCAGAGAAGTTCTGGCAATTGTGTGATATGGCAATTACTGCAGATGGTACGGAGCGTCAGATTGTATCTGGATGGTATAGTACAGAGGATGGACGTACAACAAGTGTTGCTCATTGGTTAGATGAGGATGACTTCCGTAATAATGGAGGTGTAATGAATCATGAGATGGTAGATGGTATTAGTAAGCGTAAGAAACCATTTACTGTTGACTATACAGGATTTGGATGGGTAATGATTCAGAATGGAGTCTTTGAGGATGTCAAGATGAAGTATCCATGGTTTGCTCCAAAGATGCAAGTATTTGAATCAGGTGCTGTACAAGACATGTGTGGAGAGGATGTATCATTCTGTTTAGATGCGATTGAAGCAGGATATGAGATTTGGTGTGATCCACGTATTCGTGTAGGACATGAGAAGATGAGAGTAATTTAATGTCATTATTATTTGTGATAATCTTTATTGGATTACTGACAAGTGGTATGATGATAGTTGGTAACAAAATGGCAATTACAAGGAGAATCGATGGCGAAAATTAAGACAGGCAAATTCGGTCAGCAGATGATTGATAGTCAACCCAAGAATACCCGTCAGGGTCAGGGGAAGAATACAAAATACTCTGCGACCAGTGGCAATAATGCCAAGAAGCGTTATCGTGGTCAAGGACGGTAGTGTCTTATAACAAAACACTTTACACCTATCTCGCTCCCAGTACAGTCTGTGAGGGAGTGGGTGTTTTTTCTTTAGTATTCATACCAGTTGATACATGTATTTTTGTACCTAAAAACCGCGAGAAAATCGCTTTTCAAGATGTAAGTAAAGAGATAGGGGTTGCGATGCGAAACCTAACATACTATGATGATGAAGGATTTTGGGTTGATGATGATTTAGATCGTATTGGTCCACAGTATTATATCAATCATTCAATAAATCCAAATGTATCTTATAATAAGGATAATGGATGTCTTTATGCGAATAGAGATATTTTACCAGATGAAGAATTACTTGATTACTATTTTCCAGAAGAAAGAGAATGGCCTATTTAAATCACAGTTTACCAGATTGGTCTTGTTACATTCGTAATGAGTTCCTTTATAATCATAAGAAGGGTCATGGTGAGGTAACTCGTTGTGATGTTCATTCTGTTGCGAGTATAGAAAAAAGGACGCCTCTCTTTGAAGCATTCTTAGAGAACGGAGTCAATTGGACACGAAGACCTTTACATGCTTTTTGTTGGAAGTCTGATGCGGTGATAGAACCGTTAGAGGATATAATGTACTGGGATTGCTTTTCACCTTATGTGGACGTACAGAGACGCCATAGATTAGCAGGATTAAATGCGGAACTGATTCGTCCTGATGGGAAGAAAAGAGTAGGAACTTATATGTTTACTCTTGATTGGTCATGGGAGAATAAAGGTATGCCTGACTTGAACTTTTCAGAGACACCAGAACATAAGTGTGCTCATTTGTTTAAGATGGAGAATGGTAACTACTATGCTTATCCAAACAATCGTATTATCTGGTATGATGATGCGTGGACCTTTGAAAGGATTACTCAGAATCCTGGATATGAGATTGATCTAACTGTATATTCAGTTGAAAACAAACGTAAGATTGAGACATCAGATCATTTCATGTATGAGGTTACACACCTAGATAATGAAATACCAGATCGGATTCCAGGATTATGAGCGAAGATAACCTCTTAAGAGAGATTGCGAATGACAATCAAACTCCAAGAAATAAGAGAAAGGTAAACCGAGATGGACTCTTTGAAACAAGCGATTGTTCTGATCCTGATCATATCTGTACTTGTGGTACTCAACAGGTAACACTTACTGAAGATTAGTGTTCTAAATAAGGTAGAATTCTTGTATCAGTTTGTCAGTTCAAGAAAGGAGATCGAAAGGTTTCAAGGACATTAGTGCTACGTTCAAGATTAATCCTATCAATAGTGATTTGATTGGTCTTGTTAATTATAATGCGATAGCACGATCGGTTCGTAATTTAATTCTAACCGTGCCTGGTGAAAGACCTTTTAATCCAGTTCTTGGATCTGGCGTGAATGCCTTATTATTCAATCAACTTGATAATATCACGTCAAGTAGTATTAAAACTGAAATTATTACAACACTTGAAAATTTTGAACCACGAATAGAATTAAATAATGTAATTGTTGCTCCAAACGCAGAACAACATAGATTTGATGTTACAATTCAATATTATATTGTTGGTATTCCACTGGATGTACAAGAAATTCAGATAGCATTAGTCCCGACTAGGTAAGATGCCACTAGTAAACTTCAGCAACCTAGACTTCGACCAGATTAAAACGTCCATCAAGGACTATATTCGTGCGAACTCTAATTTCACCGATTATGATTTTGAGGGATCCAACCTCTCCACAATCATTGATACGTTAGCGTATAACACATATCTCACTTCGTACAACGCCAATATGGTGACGAATGAGATATTCATTGATAGTGCGACCTTAAGAGAGAACGTTGTATCTCTAGCAAGAAATATTGGATACCTTCCACGTTCAAGAAGAGCAGCGAGAGTATCCGCATCATTTACGGTATCTAATCTTAGTGATATTCCTTCTGTTACGTTGAAGAAAGGATTAGTCGCTGTTACCTCTCAACGTTTTGGTAACTCCGACTTTGTATTTTCAATTCCAGAAGATATTACTGTACCGGTAAATTCAAAGGGTGTAGCACAGTTCTTTGATATTGTTCTGTATGAAGGTTCATACCTAGAGCAATCATTTACTGTTAGTTCAAGAAATCCAGACCAGAAATTTATACTACCTAATACTGGTGTAGATACGACAACTATTAATGTAACAGTTAATGAGTCTAGTACATCAACTATAAAGAATACATATAAACTTTATAATAGTCTGATTGATGTCGGACCAGAAACTCGCGTTTACTTCATTCAAGAGATTGATGGTGAGCGTTATGAACTCCTATTTGGTGATGGCATCATTGCGAAGAAGTTAGAAGAACCTAATGAAGTTAATATTGGATATATTGTATCAAGTGGTTCAAGTGGAAATAGCATATCAAATATAACCTTTGCTGGTTCTCTTGTCACTAATGCTGGAACACCAGTTACACAAGGACTATCATTCATTACTGTAGAAGGAGCATCAATCGGCGGGGCCCCGATTGAATCAATTGACTCAATTAAAAAATATGGTCCACAAGTCTATGCTTCGCAAAACAGAGCAGTTACTGCTGCTGATTATGAGGCATTGATTCCTAGAATCTATCCTGAAGCAGAATCTGTTTCAGCATATGGTGGTGAGGAATTGAATCCACCTCAGTATGGAAAGGTATTCATTAGCATTAAACCAGTCAATGGTGTGTTTCTTTCCAATTGTCTCAAGGATAATCTTTCTTCTGAACTTGCCAAGTATAAAGTAGCAGGTATTAGGATTGACGTTATTGATTTATCCTATTTGTTCATTGAACCATCGTCTAACGTTTATTATAACAGTAACCTGACTCCGACTACCCTAGGGGGAGATGATGGCACTGGAATGGTTTCTAGCCCCGTTAGAGACGATGCTCTAAAGGCAATTGCCAACTATGCTAACTCAACTGAATTAAATAAATTTGGTGGACGCTTTAAGTATAGTAAGTATCAGTCTGTCATTGATAAGTCCAATTCTGCGATTACATCAAACATCACTAATATTCAGGTTAGAAGAGATTTAGAACCAAAACTAAATCAGTTTGCTGAATATGAACTTTGCTATGGAAATAGATTCCGTCTCAAGAATCATTGTCGTACTATCGCAGAAGGTGCGATGGTTGGTTTCAATATCAGATCTTCGGGATTTAAAATTAGTGGTAGTGCTGATGTTGTGTATCTTGGCGATCTTCCTAACGCTAATATGGAAACTGGAGAAATATTCCTCTTTAAGTTAAGTTCCCCCAGAAGTCCTGTCATTGTTAAGAGAAACATAGGGGTTATAAATTATAAGATAGGTGAAATTATGTTGAACCCAATAAAGATTATATCTACACAAATTACTAAAGGAACTACACCTGTTGTAGAAATCTCTGCGATTCCATATTCAAATGATGTTATTGGTCTTCAAGATCTTTACTTACAATTAGACCTTAATAATACTGTGGTAAATACTGTTATAGATCAGATTGATTCAAAAACAGATGTATCTGGAACCAATTATATTGTGTCTCCAAGTTTTGATGGTAATCAATTAGTTCGTGGAGCACCAGTTTCTATTGGTGGAGCAAATGGAACAACATCTGCTACGACTCCAAGCACAATAGCACAAGTAACGACACCTGTTACTACTTCTCAAGTGACAGGTATTGTTCAATCACCAAGTACATCATACAGTTCAGGATCCACTTCCGGTTATTAATATCAAATGGCACTAGATAGAGTTAAAATTCAGGATATCCTCGCATCTCAGGTTCCTGAGTATGTGAAGGATGATTTTCCTCTGCTTGTAACTTTCCTAGAAGAGTACTATAAATCCCAAGAGATACAAAGTGGTACATTTGACCTGATTCAGAATTTGGATCAATATGTCAAATTAGATGAATTAGTAAATCTGAAGAACAGCACAATTCTTCAGGAAAGCATTGATTATGCTTCCACAACTATCAAGACCGATGTTGATAGTAATTTTACATATGGATTCCCCGAAGAGAACGGGTTGATTAAAATTGAAGATGAAGTCATCTCTTATGGGTACAAGACCAGTACCACGTTTGAGGACTGTAAGAGGGGGTTCAGTGGCGTTACAGCACTGATTGGACCGGTCCCTGACCAATTGGTATTTGACAGCACTATTTCAACAAATCATACGAAAGGTGCGAAAATTGAG